TCAGATTGCCGCCGGGCATCTACAAGAACGGAACTGAATTAGATGCCGCCGGACGTTGGTTCGACGGCAATCTTGTGCGTTGGGTTGAAGGAATGATGCGGCCTATTGGAGGATGGCAGGACCGCACTACTACAACGCTTACCGGTAAACCCCGTGCTATTCTAACATGGCGCGACAACAACGCCACGCGGCATATCGCCGTTGGAACGCACTCCAAACTTTACGCGCTATCGCAGTCTTCTGTAATCTACGACATCACGCCGAGCGGTTTCACCCCAGGCAACCCGGACGCAACTGTTGGCGGTGGTTTCGGAACAGGTCTTTATAGCGATGGTTACTATGGTACGCCCCGCGCCGATGTCGGGTCTGTCACTCCCGCCACGACATGGACGCTTGATACATGGGGAGAGTATCTTGTCGGCTGCTCGAACTATGATGGTAAAATCTATGAGTGGCAACTTGATACCAGCGTACCTACGCCCGCAGCCGTAGTCACTAACGCGCCGACAGGTAACACCGCTATTCTGGTATCGAACGAGCGTTCGCTTTTTGCTTTAGGTGCAGGAGGAAACCCGCGCCGCATCAGTTGGTCTGATCTTGAAGACAACACGGTGTGGACGCCTGCGTCAGACAATCTTGCCGGCAGTATCGACTTGCAGACTGGCGGCGAGATTGTTGTCGCTAAACGTGTGCGCGGGCAAATTCTTGTCCTCACTGATATTGACGCACACGTTGTCTCATACGTCGGCCAGCCGTTTGTCTATCAGTCAGAATATGTAGGCCGAGCCTGCGGTATTCCTGGGCCGAACGCGATTGCCGTGCAGGACAACTTTGCAGTCTGGATGAGTACTCGCGGGTTCTTCACCTACGACGGCTATATCAAACCACTGCCGAGCGAAGTGTCAGACTATGTATTCTCTGACATTAACCGCGCACAGATGAGTAAAGTCTGCGCCGTTAACAACTCACAATTCAGCGAAGTATGGTGGTTCTATCCGTCCGCAAGTTCGCAAGAGAACGACCGCTACGTTGTGTGGAACTACGCCGATAACTATTGGACTATCGGCGAGATGGCTCGTTCCGCCGGTACGGATCGCGGGGTGTTTACCAACCCGATCTTCGTCGGCACCGACGGTATTCTCTACGATCACGAAGTCGGAGTTAATCACGACGGGACTGACGTGTATGTTGAAAGCGGGCCGGTCCAGATCGGCAATGGCGACAACATCTATTACGTCAATGAACTCATACCTGACGAGCGAAATCAGGGCGATGTCACGGCCACATTTTATTCGCGCTACTACCCTAACTCAACGCAGCGATCTTACGGCCCGTACTCTATGACGAATCCCACGTCCGTCAGGTTCAACGGACGCCAAGTTAATATGCGCCTGACAGCCACGCCGAATACGGACTGGCGTGTCGGAACGATGCGACTTAACGCGGCGCCAGGTGGGCGTAGATGAAACTCCCCGTCCCACCGCAGGATTATCTCTCGTCGCACGAGAACCAGCGCAACAGGATCATCGAACAAGCCGATGGCCAGAACTATAAGCGCGGCCAAGATGTGCGTGTCCAACAGCCGTCCAAACTGATTGTCAGCGACGTAGATTTTATTACTGGCGAAACCCATGTAGACCAGACAGGCCGACTACATTGGAACGATACGGACCAGACTCTCAACTTGGGTATGGAATACGGCGTTGTTCAACAGATCGGCCAAGAGACTTACGCCCGCGTAGGCAACACGACAGGCTCGACAATCCCTAACGGAACAGTCGTAGGTTTTGCGGGAGCCACGGCTAACGCACTACTTGTGTCTCCGTATCTCGCGGATGGTTCGGAATCGAGCCTCTATATCATAGGGATAATGACGCACGATCTACCAGATAGCGGCGACAAAGGTTACTGCTGCACATGGGGTTTTGTGCGCGACGTAGATACAAGTGCGTTTACTGCTGGCGATATTCTATACGCACACCCTACAACTGCGGGCGCTCTTACTGCAACGAAACCAACTGCCCCTAACAACGTCATACCTATTGCGGCGTGTATTATATCCGATGCCACAAACGGCGTTCTTTTTGTGCGCCCTACAATTGAACAACAAGAATACTACGGCGTATTTTCCAAGACTGCCGACCAAACCCCTGCCGCGATTAACACGGCATATGCTCTTACTTTTGATGCTACACCAGAAATATCCAACGGAGTGATTGTCGGAACGCCAACTTCAAGAATTGTTGTGCCGGATTCCGGCCTTTACCAGTTTGATGCGACAGTGCAGCTTACTAGCGGTAACGCTTCCGCCAAGAATATATGGATATGGTTCAGAAAGAATGGAACTGACGTACCCAATTCAGCGCGTATTGTTACTTCGGATATTAATAACGGATACGTTCCTGTTGCCTTACAAGATACGATTTCTCTTGCGGCCAATGAGTATGTTGAGATTATGTTTGCGGCCAGCGATACTGCGGTTACAGTAGATAACGTCGCGAGTACGGCATTTGCTCCAGCCGCCCCCGCCGCCGTTCTCCAAGTAGTTCAAATGCAGCAATAGTTTATGGACTTAGAACAAGAGTTTGCACGGTGTAAGTCTTGGATCGAAGACGCGCTCGAATACTCCGGCGGGACGCACGACATTGAGCATATTTGGGAAGGAATACAGTCAGGCCGCTATCAGTTTTGGCCAGGCAAATACAGTGCAATAGTTACGGAATTTCACATCTACCCCAAGAAGACATCTCTTCATGTATTTCTAGCAGGTGGTAAACTAGACGAACTACTAGACATGTGGGATTCTATGGAAATTTATGCTAAGGCAACGGGGTGTGCATCTCTTTCAGTTTCAGGTAGAAAGGGATGGATGCGAGCATTGGAAAGCCGTGATGCTAAATATCTATGCACTACGGTGATTAAGGAATTATAGGTATGTCTAAAGGCGGTAGCGAAACATCGACGGTAACAACCCAGCAAACGCTTGATCCGTTTATTCGGGATGCGTTGCAGCGCAACGTCATGGCAGCGCAGCAAGTAGCAGAGTTGCCATATCAGCCCTACAGCGGGCCACGTATAGCTGGTTTCCGTCCAGCAGAGCAACAAGCCTTCGACATCACACAGCAGGCTGTCGCTGGTCGTGTTGGCTCGCAGCAACTAGCGGAGGCTGTTCAGGCCGCGCAGCAAGCCGCAGCTTTTAGTCCAGAGCAGTTCCAACAGGATGTCGCTGGTTTCATGTCGCCGTATCAGCAAAACGTGATCGACACCACTATGGCGCGTTTGTCAAAGGCCCGCGCCGAGAGGGACGCGGCTACAAAGGGACAGCTTGCTGCCTCACGGGCTTTCGGGAACACACGAGGGGGTGTGTACGAGGCACAGCTTGCCTCCGAGCAAGACCTGAATACGGCACAGACTTTGGCTAATCTATATCAGCAGGGCTACGGCCAAGCAGCGGGTCTGGCAGCAGGACTTCCCGGTCAACGCCTTGAAGCCTCGCAGCAGTTGGCTGCGCTCGCGCCGCAACTGCTGGCGCAAGAGCAGGCATATGCGGGTATGCTTGGCGGTGTCGGCAAGGAGCAGCGGCAGATGGCGCAGCAGAACCTCGACCTTGCATACCGCGACTTCCTTGAACAGCGCGGTTATCCGTTGGAGCAACTGCGTACTCTTCAGTCGGGCCTCTCTGGCTTGCCGGCTGTTACGTCAACGGAGCAGACTTCAACGCAGCCTGGCGACGGGTTCCTCGGCGGGGCAGCTAACATTGTCGGTATCTTGGGCGCGTTGCAGAACCTCGGCATTAAGTTTTAAGGGGCAGAGAGATGATACTTCCTTTCTTATCGCAAGCGGGAACTACTGCCGCAAACGCCGCAGATATGCCCGCCGTTGGCGCGGATACTCAACAAGCGAACAGTTTGGCCGAGTTGACGCGTCTTCTTGGCGGTGATCTTAGTGGTTCACTAACTGGCGGCGATAAGTTGCTTGCGTTGTCTGCGCTTATGCGTTCGGCTACTCGCAGCGGACGCCGTGCCGGCCTGACGCCGCAGCAAGTCATGGGTCAGCTTCAGCAGCAGAAGGTTGCTGAAATGCAGAACCGTATAAAGGTTGAGGAGATGCGGGCGCAGATGGCAGCGCGGCAGCAGCAGATTGCGGATACTATTGAGTACGCGAGAACTTTGCCGGAAGACAAACAAAAAGCCTTTCTCGCCTTGCCTGTTGAGAAAAGAGTAGATCGCATGGAAACGGAGACGTTCCGCCAGCGTCAGTGGGTCGGAACTTTCGTTGATAAAGAAGGCCGGACGCTCAACCGCTATCTCGACGGAACGACCGAAGTCGCAGAGTATTCGCTTCCGCCCGAAACAATTATCGAGACCTACGACGTTAACGGCGACGGGGTCAACGAGCGTGTTGTGCTGGACAAAAATACCGGACTTCCTTTGAAGAAGGAGGACGGGACAGACATGGTCTATCCGCTTGGTATGTCGCCCGCTGAAATCGCCGCCGACATAGATCGCGATTTGTCCCGCGCGGTTACTATCCGTGGACAAAATATAAGCGCCGCGAAGGGCGGTGATGGCGGAATTACAGGGAAACAGACGCAACTGAGAACTTACAAAACTCCCAGTGGAGAAGTTGTTTCTGGAGAAGTTCGTTGGGATAGGGGCAAGGATAGCTGGGTCGATAGGGCGGGTAACAAAGTTACACTTATGCCGTCCCCTACCGCTGGAACAAACTTTCAGATTCCCCCCCAAGTCGGCGAGCGGCGTTTTCAGCAGTAATAAAGGATTGTCCTGAAATATGGCAACTAACCCTGAAACTGTTGTGCCATCTGCCCCGCCACCGCAGGGCGATGCCGCGCGCCATGCTCAAGGTCGCGCTGCTATTCGAGAGTATCTGCGC